GTAGCGTTTTCAGTATAATATAAGAGGGGGACATCTCCCCCTCCCCTTCACATCTCCTTCCTTTGTTTAGGCCCGTCCACTCCCTTGACGGGTCTTTACTTTCTTTTTAACAGCACTTCAATGTGGTGATTTTTTTTACCGGTTCTTACTTTGTAGTGTTTGTACTCAATATAATTCGCTGCGAGATCGTCGATTGTTTTTTCATCGAACTTCTCAATGAGTATCCAACGACCTTTGAACGGATCCGTCATTCTCGATAACTCTTTCAAACTGATCACTCTCATTATCGTTTCACCAAAATTACGTCTTGATAGTATCCGCGAACGTTTGTTGTCATCAAGTAGTGTTTGAATTCGACTTCCATTGCTTTCAAGTAATTTTTTGTCTCTCTCAACTTATTCCAGTCAAACGAGTACTGTCTCCATTTACCGTTCGTCATTCTTTCATATTCCTTAGCAGATAAAATTCTTGTCATTGTGTTCTCCTCCTTAGGCTATCTCATCAGTGACAGTTGCCTACTTCTGTCAGACCTCCTCTCGGAGGTTTCGAATTATCTATACTGTGGGCGCTTGACGTATCCGAATGTTTTATAGAAGTTCTCATTTCTCTCGTGCGCGGTGAAAATGTCTTCTGCGTTGATTCGAAAGAACATTGCGGATCTCTCCTCCTCTGTGTAGTGATCCTGAAGTGCGGTTCCCGTCACGACTTCCTCTCTCCCTGTAAGTCCGTACTGTACAACTTGACACGTATCATACGCTTTAAGTGTCTCGATCACTTTTCTCCGTGTCTCCTCTTTGAATGATGCTAACAGTTGTAATTTCATTTTGTCTCCTCCTCGAGCTTGCTCATCAGTCACGGTAGCTCATTTCCGTGAGACCCCCTTGTGGGGGTTTCGCACTTTTATAACTCAATCCCTTTAATCATTTCCTCGAACTGTTTTTCGTCTTTGTCATCGATCTTGTTGACACGTTTGAGGATCTCATCTTGAATCTCGATTACTTCGTCATCTGTCAGGACGTCTTGTAAGTCCATCTCGTAAATCTTAGCAGAAGCGATCTCCCAGCCGTAATCTTGAAGTGAGTACATATACTCGTTTTCAATCTTGTCACGGTTAGACACGAATCCTCTGAACATTCCGAACCGTCTGCGGATCACTTTCATCGCTTCGGTCACCACCAAGTGAGTTGTAGGGTTTTCTGTGAATCTTTTTTTCATCTTTGTTCCTCCTCTTTATCTTATACTTTATTATCACCTGTTTTTGTTTAGAAGTCAACGGTTTTAGACGAAACTGGCAGGTTTTGTTGATTTTTTTTATGTCAGACACTATCGTTGTGGTGTATAATTCAATTAAAAAGCAGTGGGGTGTTTAGCGCTATGCCGAAATACATAGATCACGAACAGAACCTCGAGATGATCAAGCTGTTCAAAGAGGGCGTCCCCGCTAAGGAGATTGCCGAGAAGCTCGACGTTCATTATCATACGGTCCGCAAGCGGATCCAGAAGTACCAGTCGATGATGAAGCAAAAGATCGAAGCTAAGATTGACAGTGACATCGACGAGATCATAGATCAGCTTCAAGGTCAGCAACCAAAAAACATCGTCAAAAAGATCCTCGACATTCTTGATGATGACGAAAACTTACAGCTTGAATTCATGAGTCGAGGAATAGATCCTCTCAACCGTGTCCTTGGAACATTGATCGATAAAGCGCTCAAGCTTTACGAGATCGATCAGAAACGTCAGATGCAAGATGAGCGGAGTGAGGAGCAGGACAACTTCTTTAACGCAATGACGGAAGCTCTCGAGAGATTGATAGACGTTGACTCGTTTGTTGATCCAGACAGCAAGATAGATGTTTCTTAAAATAAGTCCAAAGCAAGCACTCGCTTATTCGTGGTGGCGGATCCCGAAGTATGAGGATCTCAAAATGTTTGTCGGCCACGGTGCGATCAGGACTGGTAAAACGATATTCACCGTTTGGGGGTTTTTTGACTGGGCTGAGCATACCGTTGTCACAACTCCGAAAACGAGGTATACGCAAGGTTGGAACAAGTTTAACATCATTGCGGCGACACGGTTCACGGCAGAGGACAACGTCGTTGATCCGATGATCGATTATGCGATCGACAAGAAAAACTACATCAAAGTCGCCTACCGCAATCAGCTACCAAGATACAATCGTGCGCTTTACAAGGATGGATCGAACGGCGTGATTACATTCAAGAGCGGCAAGAAGTATTTTTCGTTCAAGTATGTCGGCGTCAACAATAAAAGATCCGTCATCTCAATCCAAGGTGGTACGAGACGAGGAACATTCATTGATGAGGCTGCGTTGATTGATGTCAATCTCATTGAGCAGGCGATCGGCCGGAACATTACGTTCGCGGATCACAAGATCTTTATGACGTGTAATCCAGAGGGCGATGATTCACACGACTTCTATCAGACGTACATCAAGAGCGGTTGGGATAAAGGAATTCTCGTTGTACAATACGAGTTGTTAGACAATCCGCTTTTCAGTCAAGATGATGTCGATCGGATGGGACGGATATTCACTCCCGTTATGTACGAGAGGAAAGTTCTTGGTAAGTGGGTTCGAGACTCAGGAGCGATCTATAAGAAGTTCAATGAGACCGTTCATGTCGATGAGTTCTACGACACAGCAAGACCTTCCGACTATGCCGAGTTCAAGATCGGGATCGATTACGGTGAGGTTGATGCGACCGTCTTTACTCTTATCGGAGTGCGAAAAGCATTCCAGGGAATTGACGTACTCAGCACATACTATCACAAGAACTCAGACACAAGTGAGAAAGACATTAACGACTATGCCGACGACTTTTTCATCTGGGCTCAGCAGCACTTCAACAAGTTCCAGAAAACGATCACCGTGTATGTCGAGTCAGCTTCGAACGGTGTCACGTTCTACAAGGTCCTCAAAAAGAGGGCGGTTGAATTCGGAGTGAGGTACTTATCGTTCAAGCTCGTTAACAAATCACGAAGGCTTCATACAAGCAAGTCAGCAATCAAAGAAAGGATCGACACTCTCAACGTCATGCTCGGTGCTGAGTTCATCAGGATTGAAAAGAGCGCACAAGAGTTGGTCCTCGCAATACGTAAAGCAGTGTGGAAAGATAACACAGAAGAAAGACTCGACGATCATACCGTCAACATCGACAGTCTCGATAGCCTCGAGTATGCATTCGTTGGGATGATCCCTAAAATTATTCAAAGGATTGAATTCCTCAGGAGGTAATATGGATACATATATCAGAGATCAGGTGCTTCACAAACAAAGGATGTTCGATGACATCACAAGCATATACAGAAGGCTCGCTCTTTACATGTATCAAGGATTCGTGCCGAATGCGATCATGCATAACGACTTGACTCCTGAGTTGAAAGCAATCGACACGTACCACGAACAAGAGATCTATGATCACAAAGGAAACGTCGTCGGGAAAAGCAAAGTCGACACTCTTAACGTTCCACGTCTTGCGACGTCACTTCTTAGAAACTTAATTCTCGGAGAAGGCGACGAGCTCGTTATCGACAATGATCCGAACGGGGAAAAGCTTGACTGGTTCAAAGAGGTGTTGAGAGACAATCACTTCTATCAAAACGAAGCAGACCTCATTGAGATATTCCTTAACGCTGGCGACATGCTTAACACGTTTGCGTTACGCAACGGTAAAATTAAGATCAGCTATCTCAACGGATTCAGATATGAGGTTGTTGAGTGGGAACAAGGAAACCCTAAAAGTGTTGTCCTTTACACCGAGCGAAAAAGTCTCGACGAAAACAACAATCCGATATACTACACGCTTCTCGAACTCCACAAACTTAACGATACAAGTTCCGAAAGAACTCGCTACGAGATCAGACGCGAGATCTATGAGGGGCATCAACGATACGAACTTGAGCGCGGTGTCAATTACAAAGAACACATCGGGCTTTTTGGCAACTTAAAATCGTATGAGGTCTTTGACGGACTCGAACAACCGATGTTTGTCTTTACACGTTTACCAATTAAGAACAATAAACAGATCGACACGATCAGAGGGATCGGCTTGATGATCAATTCGATCGACACGTTGCGGAATCTCGACTTGACGTACGATTCAAACAACCGAGAGATTGAGATGACTAAGACTCAGGTGATCGTTCCTGACGAGATGCTCGAACACGGATATGACAAGGACGGCAACGTCATCAATCACTACAACAAGTCGACAAAGTGGTACAGCGGTCTCAATGCTGAGGACGGATTCCAATTCCAGCCTGTGATATTCAACCCGACGATTAGACAAGAACAGTTCCATCAAAAAATCAAGCAGGATCTTGACTTGATCTGTGCTCAGATCGGTCTTTCTCCTGGAACGTTCAGCATGGAAGCTGGAATGGGTAGAATGACCGCAACTCAGGTCGTCGTTCAAAACGACCGTACGCATAGAACAAGAAGCGAGATTGGCGAAGTGATTGTCGATGGATGGAAGCGCCTTGTTTACAGACTCCATTACTACGCTAAGTCGTGGGGCTTGATCAATTGGGATATCGAGTATGATGACATTCACTGGAAACTTAATGATGCGGTAATCGTCGATGACGAAGCCGTGTTCGCAAGAGACCTTCAAGCAGTCCAGGCTGAGATCATGCCCAAGAAACAATTCCTGATCAAGCATTATAATTTAAGTGACGAGGAGGCAGACGAGTGGCTCGGCGACATCGACACGATGACTTTCGGTGAAGCAATGACGACCGAGGAGGATCTCCTTGAAACTTAATGAGGCGTACGACGAGTACATTCTCGAAAAGGGGATCCAAGAAAGCGGTAAGGATCTCAAAGGATACACTAACCGTGTGCTGAAAACCGTTCAAAAAGACGGAAAGCCAACAAAGCGAAAGGTGCGGAAGGCATTCAAGACAACGCCGTTCTCGTTCTCGAGATATCAACTTGCGTTAGAAACAACTGGGATCCTCGCACCGATCATTCATTACGTCACGCAACCAAAGAACGTTCGCAAGTCGAAAGAGCTATCGTCTCTCCGTCAACAGATAGGAACGCTGACGCAAGAAGGTAGTCTCAACATCAAGAATCCACAGGAGACCGTAGACAAAGCGTATGCGATTATTGAGGACCTTCACCGTCACAGAGAGAAGGATAAGTTTCCAACGTTTTCACGGATGCTTGATACCGTTCAAAAACAGAGGCAAGAAATTCTCGAAACCAGTGCGAAGCGTCTTGCGAAACAGATTCCAAGGTTCGGCAAGGCAATGACTGAGACGGTGATCAAGGCATACCAGGATTCGATAGATTCTGGATCAAGTCAAATTGATGCGATCGTTGGAATGGTTGGTGAAACTCAGTACAAGTCAAACATCGCACTGCGCAATTTTTTACACAAGGAATTCCACGCAGATTATGAGCGGACCAAAATAGAGACTGCGAGCGATCTTGGATTCGATTACAAGTATTGGCGGACTCAAAGAGACGGTCGTGTCAGACATAGTCACATGATTATGGACGGCAAGATTGTCAAGAGTGATGAGTCGTTTAAGATTGGAAGGCACAAAGCAATGTACCCTGGTGATCCAACGCTTCCGATTGAGGAGGCGGTCAACTGTCGGTGCTTTACTGAGTCCGCGTTCGTTCCAAGAGGAACGAGAAAGGGTTATGAGCTACCGCTGGATCCACCACCGAGAGGTGCTGCGGGATCCGTCCTGCCGATAGCATCGCTCGTCGACGAAGTCGAGAAGCTTACTCCGTACAACAAAGTTCCTGTGACGAAACAGGGAATCTACGCTCATTATTCAACGCCGCGAGAGGATGTCAAGATTCCGTACTCGAAAGAAAATGCAATTAAGCTCGGAACATACAACATGGCGCACAGCGTGTACAAGGATCATGAGTTCACTCGAACAATGTTTGAGGCCGGAATGAGATTCAACAAAGACAACCTCGAACTTCTCGACAGGGCAGCGAGTGCGGTCAGCAACGTCACGAGTTTGGCGAGTGATCAATCGAAGGGAAGTGGATCATATTTCAGCTCATATACCAACTCGCTTCATGTAGGGAGTTTCTCTCCGGTATTGGCCGACCAGATCCAACTGAGCACAAAAACAATCCTTCATGAGTATGGACATGCCGCAGACTGGAATGCCGGATACAGACTCAAAGGAACGAGGCCGACGGCAGACAAGCGCTTCGATCTCAGTGATGTGTGGAGAAGTAAAAAATACACATTCACACTCGACCGAGGCAAGCTTCCAAAGAACTGGTCATACAAAAAAAGAACGTCGATTACGATTGTGGAAGCAACAGGCAGTGACGAGGCAGATGTCACCAAATATGACCGAAAAGACAAACAATTCGGATACTCACTTGCGAACATGGTGAGAGAGGAGTCGTACGAGATCGCCGACACAATCGCTCGCAAGCTTTATGACGAGGGTGGATACGAGGCAAGGTATCAGAGCGACCCTGCTAAGTTCCTCAACGCAAACGGTGATCGGTTCTCGACACTTTACGCAGACCTGTTTCCAGAGATGATGTCGGAGACGGGCAGAGGATACAATCATGCGGTCCTTAACGAGCTTCATCCATTCTTTGATCTGTTCTCTGGATCGTTCGGAAGCAAGATGTACTCGCCGTTCGGTCACGCACAGAGCTACTGGGCCGGACGAAAGACTCCCGACAATGATGTCCTCAACAAGGAGGTTGTCGCAAACTTCTTTGAGGCAGAGACGTCAAACGCGTATGGGATCAAGGCACTGAAAAAAACGTTCCCGAAAACGTATGAGATGTTTCAAGAATATAAAGAGGAGATGAAAAAACGATTATGAACGAAAAGTCTTTTATCGAATTGACGATTGAATACTATAACAAGTTCAATGATCCGTTCCCGACCCACCTTCATGGTGACGAGGATGAACTTAAACGTTTGATCATTCAAGCACTCGAATCAAACGAGCCACTTCCACAGGAACGATTGATAGATTCACAGTAGTGTTGTATAATAAACAAAAACCGGGTTGCGTGTCCCGTCATCAAAACACGGTTGCGTGTGTCCACACGTAAACAGGAGGAAAGAATTATGGCGAAGTTAGATTTACAGCAAATGTTGCTCGACCGTCTTGAAAAACTTGAGGACGTGGAGAGCAAGGACGAATTCAAAGACGTGATCACCAAGCTCGGTCTTGATGAAGTCCAGCGCACGATCGATAACGAGTATGTCAATCCTATTGTCAAAAAGACAAAAGAGGAGACCGTTGAAAAGACCAAAGAGGAAGTTCGTCAAGCCGCTGTCGACGAGTTCGTTGCTGGTCTTGGATTAGATGGTGTGGAAAGCGTTGATGCGTTCAAAGCGTACACAAAGCGGATCCAAGCTACGACTGAGGAAAAGGACGAGATGGTTAGCCGTCTTGAAAAAGAACTCAATGAGCTGAAGCCCGCTTACGAATCAACATTGAAGGAAGTCGAGAAGCGAAACACACTTGACACAATCATTCAAAGCGGATTCGAACCTAAGTATGCTGAGGACGTTTACACAATTGCATCAAACAAAGTTTCAGATGACACTGATCTTGAAACCGTCCTCGAACAGATGAAGGACTCATACAAGATGTTCGTCTCGAAACCTGATGACGGCGGCAGCTACGATGCTGGCGGAAACGATACCATCGAAGTCGAACCCGATGAGGTCGACAAGTGGAGAGAGGAAGCTGGCTTAAAACCCAAAACCTAAAAATAAGGAGAACTAAATAATGGCAAACACATTTACAGAAAAAGTCCAACGGTTTATGCCCGTACTGGATGAGATCTACAAAAAAGCAGCAGTGACCTCGATCATCGAGGATAGTACCGCAATGTGGGTGGGCACTAACAAAATCCGCTTACCCAAAATCGACATGGACGGTGCTGGTGACTACGATCGCGACAACGGATACGTACGTGGGAACATCAGCGTCGATTATGGAGAGTACACGTTAGAGTTCGACCGTGGTCGTTCGTTCCAAATCGACTGGGTCGACAATGATGAAACCGGCTTTGACGCTTTCCGCGTCGCAGCTATGGAATATGTCCGTACAAAAGAAGTTCCTGAGTTTGACGCAACTCGTATTGCTAAGATCGCATCTCTTGCTGGCGAAGGAACCGAGAAAGATCTCGGAAGCATTACAAGCTACTTAGCCGAGTTTGATGATGCGCGGATCACTTTGACGAACAATGAAGTTCCAGCAGAAAACCGTATCGCGTTTGTAAGCCCTCAATTCTTAGCTGGCTTACGTCAAGAGCTCGAAGGTCGTGGACGTTATGACTTCCAAACCAACACGAACATGTTTGATCGCAACGTAATCATGCTTGACGGTGTGCCTCTTGTCGAAGTACCACAAGCACGTTTGTGGGATACAATTCAACTTCTTGATGGTACGACTGGTGGAGAGGAAGCTGGTGGTTTCGGTCCTGTTGCTACTACCTCGAAAGCAATTCACATGATCTATGCTGATCGCAACGCAATGAAAGCATACATGAAACGTTACGCAAGCAAAGTGTTCACTCCTGAAACAAACATCTTTGCTGATGCGTTCCTCATTCAATACAGAAACCATCATGACGTTATCGTTCAAGATAACAAAGCTGCTGGTATCTACGTGTTGAAAACTTCATCGGTTTATAACGCATAATAAGGAGGAATAAAATATGGCAGCAGAACTATTCATAAAAAACGGTGTCGTTAGAAGCGCACCAACAGCAAAAAGAGCGAGCAAGTTAAAGATTCAAGGCTATACCGAGTTCAAACCCGGTAAGGCAAAACCTGCTCCTGCCCCAAAAGCAAAAACGGAATAACACACACGTGAGGGCGGTGCTTTTTAGTACCGTCCTTCACTATTTTATGAGGTGACGACTATGCAATTCGATTCGAGACGACAACAGTTTTATCTCACGGTTGATGACGTGATTCAACATACACAATTCACGAGTGAGGATCTTGTACAAGAGAACATCGATCTCCGAGAGATTAGTCAAGGGACTTATCGAGTGATGCATTCTTTTTACAAGGGACACAATCCAAAAAAACACACAGATATTCTTAATGAGATGATTGTAAATGATCCCGAAAAACAACAAGGATTGCTCAATGCGATGCTTGAGTTTTTACGTGGAGCTCTTGTAAGCGGAATGGATCTCAACGCATATATCGCCACCGTTGTTTATAATGAAGTCAGCGGTGCGTCGAGTCATACCGAGAAAACAAACGCACCTCATACCGTAAGAGAGGAACTCCGGATCGGAGGTCTTTACTATCCGGGTGAGTTGTTATGAGTGTCAGACGACCTGACAATCCTCAAAACAGAATAATCCGTTGCTACCTTCACAGACCAAACCAGCAGCCGAAGCTTTTTTACGCTCGTGAGGAAGTGATGAAAAACATCACAAATCCAATGGGCGATCTTATGCCTGATGGTCAAAGATATCTCGTTACGAGCAGTGATCTTGACTTTCAGATGAACGATTATGTCAAGGTCGCGACGGAAAAACAGATGATGACGATCGAAGAGGTCATGGCCGAGATCGATGCGAACAGCAACAATGGTCTCAGAGGAAACCCACGATACAACAAGAGGTTGCTTGTAAAATGATGACGCTTGAGATAATGAGACAGATTGTTCAAAACAACATGCCGTTTGATACCGGGTTCATGTTTACATTCGGAGCAAGATACAACGAGACGAATCAGTACCTCGTTGTTTATTACGATACAATTGCCGTCCCATACATTGTGTACAATGAGGAGGGCGCAAGAGGAAACCCGAACAAAGGGTTCATCAGCGTAAAGACGGTCAACGAACTCAACTGGGTCGCAGCTAACATCAGCAGCGGTGCGGCCAACGAGCACCTTGCGCAAGTCAATGATGTTGGTAAGTTGAGATCGAGTATGATACAGCAAGGTGTGTTGGATTATGCTTTTGACTATCCATCGGGAGTAGGAGGCACACGAGATGATTACGTCGGCTAACAAAAGACTGTACGACTTTATGATATCGAAGCTGAACGAGAATTCGTTTGGCGTTACTTTCGACGGCAACTTTATGTTTAGATTTTGGCAGCAAGGATCCGGATATCAAGAGTTTGAGATTCTTTACAAGGATCCGACATCCGAAGACGACATTCACTATCTAACAAAAGAGGTTGTCCCAGTCGTTGACGTTTCCACTCTCGAGATTCCGTATGTTGAAAAAAACGTACGTGCCGATTTTGAGAAAGAACTTTACTTCACGATCAGAATTGAAGCAGAGGTTAATGAGTTCAATCAAAGGATCATTGAGTTCGATGATCAGAACGAAAAGTATCAAGCGGTTCTCGAAGTCCTCGACAACATAAGAAACACACTGACATATCAAGATGGTGACTACCGATACACGTTCAAAGTAAAAGAGCCACAACGAGTCAATGTGTTCAAGTATAGTGGCGACTACTATCAGATTTTCAGTCTCAACTTCAATCTGTCGAGTGTCCGCAACGGATTCTTTGGCAACGAGATGAAGTTCTATCTTGGACAGACTCAATCACAAACACAGGACGACGACTTCGTTCTCGATAATGTCGAGGCGAACATCATTATGGCGAAAGAAACAAGAAACGTTGGTCCGTTCACCTCAGGCGACAATCAAGAGCAAAAGACGTTTGTCAACTCTCGAAACTGGCAACTTCATATCACAATCAACTACCGAGGAGAGCCTGTCGACAATCTTGTGTGGAACGAGCTTCACAGTCAAAGTGGCGTGAGGCAACCTTACGAGCTAAGAGTCGTTCAAGGATCCCTCGACTACACATTCAGAGTGTTCATTACATCAGCGAATGCTGTGATCAGAAACAACTCAATCGAACAAATTCAATTCGTTGCTGAGAGGGAATAACATGGCGGAAAGACAGTACAAGCTATTCATGCAAAAGGGCATGGTTGAAGGAGAGTCGGCATTATCTGCGGTCAGTCCTCCCGACGAAGGGGGAACAAGTCCAAAACCGAATCAAAAAAATACCGTTCTCACAACGTACGGATACATGCTTGCGAGACAAACGGTTTCAACAATAGCATCAGAACTCGCTGCTGACGGAAACGAAGTTGCGGCGACTGCGATTAACAACATCTCAAAACTTGCGACAATGGCTGCTGCGGCATATGCGACTGGCGGACTTTCACTGATCGGTAATGCGATTCAAGGAGGAACGACAGCGATTGTCGACTTCAGGTCAACGCAACGTGAAAACCGAAACAGAGGTTATCAGCGAGAGCTTCAAGGCGCTCGCGTGACAAACAACTTAGGCGGAAGCACATATGATTGATGTCATCATTGAGGGCGCATCGTTTCAACCGTCCGACAAAATAGTGATCGAGCAAAACAACTTGGCGGAACGCGAGTTCGGTACTTTAACTGTGTACGCAGAGAGATCGGAAAGATTCGAAACGTATGATCGAGTCGACATAACGATCGGTGAAACCGAGTATCAATATCTCGTACAAGGCGATCAAGTTGTCAAGTTCAGTCCTAC